CGGCGCTCTTGCCCATCTTCGCGGACGGCGCCGCGGGCATCGACGAGCTCTCTCGACGCTTCGACGAGCTCGGCGGCGGGCTGTCGCAGGACACGGTCGACGGAGCGAACGCCGCGGACGATGCGCTGAACGATTTCGACCTCTCGCTGCGGTCGCTCAAGGGGACGCTCGTGACGAGCGTGCTGCCGACCATCAGCTCGTTCATCTCGACGACCGCGACCCTCATCGGGACGCTCGTGAATACGGTGCGGACGTCGTCGCTCGCGCAGACGGCGATCGGCGCACTGGCGGTGGCGTTCGGCACGCTCGCGATCGCGGCGCTTCCGGTGATCGCTCCGACCGTCGCGCTCGTGGCTGCGCTCGCGCTTCTCTACCTCGCCGGCGAGGACGTCGTCACCGCGTTCCGCGGCGGCGACTCGGTCTTCGCGACGTGGGAGGAGCGACTCGCGAGCGCGCTCGGCGTGTCCCTCACGTTCCAGGGGCAGATCGAGGCGATGGGCAACGCGTGGAAGCATCTCAAGGCGGACGCGCTCGACGCGCTCGCGTCGGTGCTCTCGAGCATCGCCTCGGTACGGACCGCGCTTGGAATGCCCGCCGACCCGGCGCTCGCGCGGATGGTAGCGAGCGTGCGTGCGTCGGCGGGCTCCGCGCACACCGCGGCCGCGGCGGGCGACACGGAGCTCATGAAGAACGAGGCCGGGCGCGTCGTGCAGCGGGCGCGGAACGCGGCGTCGGATGCGATCGCGCTTGCCCAGCCCGGGCCGGCGACCCTCGCCAAGGCGCAACTTGCCGCTGGCGGCCGCGCGACCAGTGACCGTGCGGCGAGTGCCGCGAAGCGGCAGTTCGTGCACCAGCAGAACGAGATCAACGTGCACGGCGTCAGCGACCCCGCGGAGGCCGCGCGCATGGTCGACCAGCGGCTGCAGCAACGACTGCAGGAAGCGCAGGATTCGTTCCCGTCCGCCGAGGACGACGAAGGCGAGGGCGACTAGTGGCCCGCGTCGCGATCACCGTCCTCGACGATCAGAACGGGCGGCTAATCCCGCTCGAGCTCGACGCCGTCCCCGAGGAGCGGCACCAGGCGGGCGCCATCGCGACCGAGAACGAGGTCGAGGTCGGCGTCAACATCACCGACCACGTCCGGCCGACGCCGCGAACGGTCACGCTGCAGGCCGTCATCAGCGATACCCCGATCGGCCCCGACGGCGGCACCGACGCGACCGTCGAGCTCGGTCTTCCTGCCCGAAAGGTTCAGGGCTTGGCGACCCGTGAGGGCGGACAGCCTCGCGCCGGCCGCATTGAGGACGAGCCCGCGGGGCAGACGTACGGGATCGTGTTCCAGCCCGACGCCGCACCGACGCGCGTCGCCGATGCGTGGCGCGTGCTCATGGACGCGCGCGAGCGTTCGCTCCTCGTGCTCGTGCAGACGCCGCTCGAAACCTACGAGCCCGCGGCACTCCTGAACGTCGAGACGGTGCGGACGGCGCGCGACTTCTCGTGGTTGAACGTCAGCCTCACGTTCCGCGAGATCAACCGCGTCGCGACGGAGACCGTACCGGTACCGGCGCGCACGCGTGACCGTCGCCAGGTCGATCGCGGCTCGCAGCAGACGACGGCGTCGACGCCGCGTCTGCGGTCGGCCGCCGTCCAGATCCTTCATGGCCTCGGCGTGGGGGGCTTCTGATGGCGGCGCAGACGATTCCCGTCGCAGTCGGTGTCCCGAACTCGCGTCAGCGCACGGTGCTCGACGGGCGTGAGTACGTGCTCGCGCTGCGATGGTCCATGCGCGAGGAGCGCTGGTATCTCGACCTCGCGAGCGCGAACGGCACGCCGCTCGCGCTCGGCATCAAGGTCGTCGCGAACTATCCGCTCCTCGCGTCGCGACGGTTCTCCGATGCGCTGCCGCCGGGCGAGCTGCTCGCGAACGACCAGCGCTCCACGCCGGCGGACCCGGGACTCACGGAGCTCGGCGCCGTGGTCGCTCTCCAGTACATCCCGGCCGCCGACATGGCCGCGGGGGTCGCATGAGCTTCCGTCGCGAGTGGTCGGTGACGATCGGCGCGCTGCGCATCGCGGCGCCGATTCGCGTCAAGTTCGAGATCGAGCGCACGCTCAAGGCGACGCCGAACAAGGCGACCGTCAGCGTCTACAACCTCACGCGCGATCACCAGGCGAACATCGCGCAGGCCGACACGGGCACGCAAGTGCTCATCGCGGCTGGCTTCGAAGACGAGCGCGGCGCCGAGACCATCTTCGCGGGCGAGCTCTTCCGGGCGAGGGCGGGAAAGTCGATCGTCTTCGGCAAGGCGTCGGGCGTCGCGGGCACGGAGTCCGCCGGGGGGGTCGACGCGATCACAACCGTGCAGGCGCGCGACGGCGGCCGCTCGTTCGCGCACGCGCGCGTCTCGATGGCGTTCGACGAGGGCGTGAGCATCTCGACCGTGCTCCGCGCGCTCGCCGACTCGCTCGGCGTCGGCGCCGGCAACATCGACGAGGTGGCCGACGTCGCGCGGGCGCTCACGGGCGACGATACGTATCCGCAGGGCACCGTGATCTCCGGGTCGGCTCCGCGCGAGATGACGCGCGTGCTGGCCGCGCTCGACCTGCGGTGGAGTGTGCAGCACGGGGCGATCCAAGTGCTGAGCCGCGGGTCGGCGTTGCAGACCGAGGCGGTGCGGCTCGCCCCGAACACGGGCCTCATCGGTTCTCCGGAGCGCGGGACGCGCGGGCACGTGCGCGCGGTCGCCCTCATGACGCCCGGCCTCTGGCCTGGCCGTCGGGTCGAGCTCGCGAGCCGCCTCGTCAGCGGGCTCTACACGTGCGAGGTCGTGAAGGACCGCGGCGACTCGCACGCCAACGATTGGTTCGCCGAGTGCGACCTCGTCCCGGAGGCCGCGTAATGGCGTTCGACGGGAACGACGTCGCGGACCAATCGTTCGAGACGCTGCTCGAGCAGCATCGCGACGTCCTCCAAGAGGAGCTCCACACCGGACTCCCGGGACGCATCGAGCGCGTGCGTCAGTCGCCGACGCGCGTCGACGTGACGCCGATGGTGCGCCGGCGCATCCCGACGCGCAGCGGGCGGCTCGTGAGCGAGGCGATGCCGACGATCCGCGCGGTGCCTGTCGTCTTCCCGGGCTCCGGACAGTGGTCGATCCGCTGGCCGCTCGCGGTCGGCGATGAGGTTCTGATCTTCTGTTGCGAGCGCGACCTCTCGCGCTGGATCACGACGGGGGACATCTCCGACCCGTGCGACGTCCGCGCGCACCATCTCGCGCATGCGGTCGCGATCCCGGGTCTGCGGTCGCAGCGCGGCGCGCTCCCGGCGCCGACCGGAAGCGCGCTCGAGCTGCTGCATATCGGAGGGTCGAGCATCCGCCTGAACGAGGACGGGACCATCCAGCTCGGCGGGCCCGCGACGGCGCAGTTCGTCGCACTCGCCAACCTCGTGAACGCGATCGTCGAGGCGTTCCTCGCCGGCACCCCCGTCGCTGGCGATGGCGGCGCTGCACTGCAGACGGCCGTGCACCTCGCGTGGGTAGCGCAGGGAAGCACCGTCGCGGCGACGAAGGTGAAGGCCGAGTGATGGCGACCGTCGACTATGAGCTCGTCACGGTGATCGACGAGGCGAACCCCGTCGAGGGCGACCTGCGCGTCGTGGGTCGAAAGCTCTCGCTGATCCGAGGCGGCGACGCCGTCGCGCAGGAGTGCAACGTGGTCGTGAAGTGGTGGCTCGCGGAGTGGTTCCTCGACACCTCGCGCGGCGTGCCGTACCGCGAGCAGTTGTTCCGCGGCGACGTCGACGAGGTGGTCGTCGACCGCGTGCTCCGCGCGAGCGCGTTCGACTTCGTGCCGGACCTCGCGCCGCATCCGGTGCTCAAGGTGAGCATCGATACCGCGGCACGTATCGGCACGGTGAACGTCACGGGCCGCACGCTCGACGGCGCCGCCATCGAACTCGACACCACGATCGGGGGTGCGTGATGGCCGGCCTCGGCCCCTCTGGTCTGGAGATCCGCACGCAGGCGGAGATCCAAGAACTCATCGAGGAGAAGATCGACGCGATCGAGCCCGGCGTGAACCTGCGCGCAGGCCCGATCCAGCAACTCGTCGACATCGTCAGCGAGGAGCTCGCGACGGCGTGGGAAGCGCTCCGGGGTGTCTACGCGAGCCAGTACCCGGACGGCGCGAACGGCATCGCGCTCGACCAGATCGCGGCGCTGACGGGAACGACGCGCCGCGCCGCGACGCGCAGCCGTGTGACCGTGAGCGCAAACCTCAACCCGGGTGTCACTCTGCCGGCTGGCAGCATCCTCGCCGTCGACGGGGATCCCGACTCGCAGTTCCAGTCGGTCGCGGCAGCGACGAACGGCGGCGGTTCGCCGGCGGATGTCGATGTCGTCTTCGAGGCGCTCTCGACCGGACCGGTCGCGGCGCTCGCGGACACGCTCACCGTCATCGTCACGGCCGTGGCGGGGTGGAACTCCGCGACGAACCCCGACGACGCGGAAGAGGGCGAGGACCGCGCCGACGACGTGGAGCTCCGCACGACCCGCGCGGCGCAACTACCGAACGGCTCGCGCACGATCGCGTCGATCCGCTCTGCGGTCTCGCGCGTGGAGGGCATCGAGCAGGTCACGGTCTTCGAGAACGTCACGATGACGACCGACGGTGACGGCCGGCCGGCGAAGAGCATCGAGGCCGTGCTGTGGGACGGCGACCCGTTCGGCGCCGACGACGACGCGATCGCGCAGGTGATCTGGGATCGCCACCCCGACGGCATCGAGATCCACGGCGTTGGCTCGAGCGGCACGGCGACGGACGACGTCGGCGACGAACACACCGTCGCATTCACGCGCGCGACGAAGAAGCGCGTCTACGTCGACACGACGGTCGTGCTCGCGCCAGGCACCGCGGGCGGCTGGGTCGCGCAGGCGCAGGCGGCCATCGCCGCGCGCGGCGCGCAGTACAAGGTCGGCGAGACGGCCTACGCGTCGCAGTTCATCTGCGCGCTGCTCGAGGTCCCCGGCGTCGTCGCGGTCGAGACGCTCACTCTCGGCACGGCGCCGAGCCCGGTCGGGACGTCGGTGACCGCCGACTACGACGACATCATCCGCGTCGACTCGGGCGACGTCACGGCGGCGGAGGCCTGATGTCCTTCCCGCTCTCACTGCCGTTCACGCTGCCCGGCTCGGAGCTCGAGACGCCGGACGAGTCGACTCTCGTGCCGGTCGCGATGGGCGATGACGCGGTCGGGCTACTGCTGTCGCAGTTCCGCGGCAAGCCTCGCATCGAGGGCATCCTCCGGGCGCTCGTCGATGGCGTGCAGGACCTCGACGACGGCGTGCTGCAGGTCTACGTCGGCCGGTGGATCGACGCGGCGGAGGGCGTGCAGCTCGACGAGCTCGGGACGCTGCTCGACCTCGCGCGCTCGGGATGGCCGGATGAGACCTATCGGCGGTTGCTCAAGGCGCAGATCCTCGTCCTCGCGTCGGACGGTGAGTACTCCGACGTGATCGCGGTGCTCGCCGCGGTCGGCATCACGGCCGTGCATGTCGAGGACGTCACCGTCGCCGCGATGCACGTGAGTCTCGACGAGCCGCCGCCCGATGACATCGACGGCGGGATCCTCTTCGACCTGCTCGAGCGCACGCGCGCCGGCGGTGTGCGGCTGACGTTCGAGTTCCCGACCGCGACCGCGGATGACGCGTTCACCTTCGCCGACGACACCACGACCACCGTCGACGCCGCGCGCGGCTTCGGCGATGCGACCGGTGCGGACGTCGGCGGCTACTTCGAGGGCCTGCTCGCCTCGAGCGGAGGAGCATGACGGTCGCACGCCCTGCAGCGGTCCCCGAATGGTCGACCGACACCAACTATCCCGCGGGCTCCGACCCGTGGAGCGCCACGCCGACGCGCGTCGCCCCCGACGCGGGTGACGTCGACACGGGATTCATTCCCGGGACGCGTGGGCCCGCGCAGTCGTTCAACTACTTGCACGGACTCGAGTGCGATTGGGTCGGTTACTTCGCTGCGATCATCGACTCGAACGAGGAGCACACCTATCAGACGACCAAGGGCCGCGTCGTCTACATCTCGGCCGTCGAGGCGATGCCGTTCGGCTTCGACACGACCGGGATCGACGAGTGGCAGCTGACCGGGAACCTCTGGCAGGCGCTCGACGTGAACGCCGATCTGTACGTCCCGATCCGGCTGCCGCTGGGGGTG